CCTGCTGGTCCGCAGAAAGGTTAGCAAGCGCGGTCTGGGCACCGATGTTTGCACCAAGCTGCTGGGTCTGAAGGTTGGAGTCGAGGTTAGCCTTGTTGACGTTAAAGCCCGCGTTACGATCACGTTCAAACTGCTGCTGCGCGTTCTCATACGCAGACTGGAGACCCTTAGCCTGAATGTCAGACAGGTTCGTACCCAGCGCCCGTTCGCGCTCCGTGCCAGCCAGCAACTGCCTTGCACCGCCGTAAGTACCCTGACGCGCCGCGCCAAGGTTGGTCATCAACTGAGCCTTCTGGGCATCGGTAATGGCTTCGCGCTTCTGCACATCCAGCACATTCTGGAAGTACGGCGACATATATTGCTGGGCTTGGGCCTGACCGAACTGATCCGGTGCAGCCATCTGGTAGTTCTGTAGGTTTGGGTTGTAGTTAGTCTGAGCGGTACCCATCTGGTACTGCTGAAGCTGGGGAGCAGCAACGTTCTGGGCAGTGAAGGAAGCCGGGGTGTACTGGCCCGCAGACAAAGCACCAAGACCAGCAGCGCCCGCTAGATCGGTAGCCTGACCAAACTGACCCGGCCTCTGCAAGTCATAAGCCTGCTGCTGAGCATAGGTCTGACCCGGGGTAAAGTCGGCAATGCGCTGCCCCTCGTATGGTACGTACGGCTGGTAAGACGCAGCCTGACCGCGCTGAAGTACGTTTTCGACATACGGCTGGATATATGCCGGAAGGTTAGTAGTCGTAACCGTTGAATTTTGAACGGGCATATCAGCCATTATTTTGCTCCTGCAAGGGCACGCAGCCCCGTGTCTTTACCACGAGAAGCCGACTTTCTGGCCTTCTCAGCTTTTTTCATCATGTCGTAGAGCCTGTCGGCACCCTTCTTGGGGTTACCGCGACCCAAACGTTTAACCGCTTCGGGGCTGAACTTAACCTCGTCACGGGCGACCCGGGCTTCCTGCGTACCACCGATATTAGCACGGATAGAGTCACTTACGCCATCGCCGGGACCATGAATAGGACGACCACCAAGGCGGGCTAGGACTTCCTGACCAGCGCCAGACGACCCATTACCCAGCTCAGCCACCGTACGGGCATCGACCACGAAGGACCCGTCTTCAAGGTTTACGCCGCCCGCTGCCTTTGCGTCCGTAGGGAGAGGTTTTCCTAGAATGTTAAAGGGTGCCAAAGCACGAAGAGCACCACCCCAATTACCTGCGGCTACGTTGGCCCCGGCAGCTTCGGAGCTAGGCCCGCTGGTTAGGTAGTTCAAAAAGTTATTACCTTCGAACCCGGGAGCCGAACGCACGTTTGTGGCCCCTTGCAGTGCGCCGATACCTTGGTTTAGCAGGGTACCACCGGGGATTAGTCCTGCGCCTAGAGTACGAGCAAGATTAGCATACTGACCCCCGGTCATGTTCATAAGCCCCCTAAGGGTCCCACCAATACCCGTGTAATCCTGCTTCGTAGGCGCAGCGCCGGGAGTAGCACTGGAACTAGACAGACTAGGTATGACGTTGCCCAAAGCACTTAAGAACGTGGAGCTACCGGAAGAAGTTTTGGGCGCAAACCCTTCGGGGGTAACCGCGCCTTCCGGGGCATCCGGACCACCATATAGGGCGTAGTTAAGCGCGGTCTGGTTGTTCGCAGCCCCGGCATTGGCCGCAGCTTCTTTAGCCGCTTTCTCGGCAATTCCGATACCGTAAGCGTTTTCTAAACGACGGCTATCAAACTGCGGTTCCGGCTGGGGCTTATAAGTGTTCTGCCCACTGCTGTCTGTAGATACTGCCATAGGCGCTAACTGGTTCATTAGCGGCGCAGGACCGAACTGCATCCCCCCCATCCACGGGTTGTTCATAATGTACTCCGGGTCTGGCATGCCCGGATTGAAGTTTTTCATGTTCTCCCAGTCCCGGGGGTCCCAGCCAGAGGGGACGCCGTTAGCATCCGTGGTCGGGGTGATCTGGGCCGGGAGGCTCCAGCCAATCGGGTTGCCAAAGGCGTCTACGGGGTGGGAATCGCGGTAGGCATCGCCCTTGTACTCTTTCGCCCACGGCTGAAGTTCTTTGATGCTACCCGCAGGGCTGTACGCCTGCATAAGGGACAGGGATACGTTGGGGTCGCCGCCCTGATCTATCCAGCTACTGTGTTCTTTAATCTGTGCAGGGGTAGCCGTGGGGTACTGCTGGGTAAGCGCCTGCAAGCCAGCCGAAGGAGGGGCAGCGGCAGCGGCAGCGGGGGGTACGTAATTGGATTTCGGGAAGTTAAAAGTTCTCTCGCCGGAATACCGGGGTGCTTCTGGGGCTGTCAGGCCAGTACGGGGAGCCGCACGGGGTAGCAAGCCGCCCTCTGCCATGCGGATAGTAGGCGCAACAAAAGCGTCCGCAGGAAGGAACCCCGGATACGGGTTGGAGTCCGGGAAGAACATATGCTCCGAGGAGTCCCTACGGTCCTTAGGACCCCGGTTGGTGGGGTAGACAACCTTGCGCGGCATAGGCTGGTAGGGGCCAGCGTAGTTAACCTTCTCAGGTTCCGGGGCCTTGTAGGTTTGGCTGTTCCCCGCCAGAAACGGCATCGCCAGACCAAGTCCAGCCGCGTAGGGGGCGAACTTTTCTAGCCCTGTGTCTTCAAGGCCACGAGCGGCGTTCGCCCCAAAACTACCAAAGAAACTGTTGTCTTGGTCTATACTTGTAGGGGCGGCAAAGGCGGCGTTGTCTAGTTTGATTGTCGGCTGAACAGCAAGTGGCTGTAAAGTCCTAGTATTGTCTCCAAGATTAGCGAGACCCTCCGGGCTGTACATATTTTCTGTAATGTCTACCCCCGAAGCACCCGCAGCTGTAGCAGCCAAAGGAGCCGTTGCTAGGTTAGTCGGAACAGGGGCTGCGGGGGTGTTGAAACCAAACCCACCAATAGTACCTTCTGGGTTCAAAGTGCGACCCAATGACGCACCACCATAAGCACTAAGGCCAGCCGTCAGACCCTTCTCAAGGTTGCCAGTAATCGCACCTTGCACCAACCCCGCACCAGCAGCAGCCATCCAAGGGTCTATGCCCATAGCGCCACCCGCCGCACCGGCGAGCATGGGCAGGATGGAGTCCAAGAACCCGGCTTCCGGCAGGCCCGTGGTAGGGTTGCGGGTCAGCGTACCACCATAAGACTGGGCAAGAGCCTGCAAGCCACCGACTTCCCGGGGGGACATATGCACTAGAACCGAGTCATTACCCCGGCCTTGGGCTTGCATCTGCTGCGATAAGGGGTTCATCGGGGAGTCCTTAAACTCAAGGAGTACTTAGGGTTATATTACCAACTACGCTAAAACTAAAGCCTAGAAACGAACCCCCTACGGGGTGGAAACTGTAACTGTGCCCACAGACCCGGTGGCCGAGACCCCCGTAGTAGTCAGAGTTGTACTGGGGACTGTGTTTATGACCCGCCAACCCGCACTGTAGTATACGCTAATCTTGTTCAGGGTCGTATCAAACACCATCATCCCGGTAGCCGGGGTAAGGGCTAGCTTCTCTGCGTTGGTGTAGTTCCCAAGGGTAATAGTCCCCCCGATAAACGCATCAGCTGCGTAAGACTGGGCTTGGTTGGGTGTCAGGGAGTCCAGCTGGTTGAAGTATAGCTCAATCCCCCGGATAAGCTGCCGTACGTACTGGGCGTCATACTCCAGTCCGGGGTTTGGCAGGGGTGAATGTCTGAACCCAACAAGTGCCATCAGCGTTTACCATCGGGGCGAACTTCAAGGCGTGGAGCACCAAGCTGCCACTGGACCCCCAGAACAGTCGAACTGACCTTCAGAGCCATCTGGCGACTACGGGCACGAACAAAGACCTGCCCCGTATACACACCAACCGAAGTCTCAATTATCCGTTGGGAGTCCGACGCATCACCTGCAAACGCCGAACCGGGGAAGTTACGGGGGCGTATCGTAAGCGTGGCCTCAGGCTCAGTCGCCGTGGAACCTGCGAAGTCGATATCAGGTATAATACGTCTGGTGAGCATGAACTGCTCTCCGTCCTCGATATCAAAGTCGTTGGACTGGATAGAACTTTCCATCGCAATAGAGTCGTCGTTAACACCATTTTCGTGGTTATACAGGTAACCGGAAGCACCGATAGAACCCGTGATTGCAGTAGCGATAACCGTCTGAGACGGGCTGATCTCGTAGGTACCGGTGCTACCCGTAGTGCCAGTCTTCTGCCCAATGACGTAGGTATCAGCACTAACGCCGTTCCCAGTCAGGACCATGCCGACCTGTATTGTCCCGGTCACAGCCGTGACGGTTAGCGTAGTGGTAGCAATAGACCCAGTGATCGTCGCTGTTACCGAGTCTTCAGCCGTATTCGTTGCCTGTGGGTAGCGCCGAAGCGGCGTGTCCAACCAAGCGGTGCGCTGGATTGTTCCGTAGTACCAAATCTTGTCTAGGTAGTTATAGATTACGTACTTGTTATTCCAGTTGGAGTCTTCGCTGGGGTACATCCACCAGACTTCGTTCCACTGCTCATTCGTACCGCAGACAATCTGCGCGGTTTGGTTGTAGTTAAGGTCCTCGAATACGTGGTTTCGCAGGGTGCAGGCCAGTGTCTCGATACGACCCGTGTACGCATAGAACTTATCTTGGCCCATCCAGTACGTAACACTCGCGGCGCTTATGGTGGCGCGGGGCGAGATAATAGAGATGTTGTCTGCGTATTCCTGCAAACTGAACACGTCGGTAGTACCGGTAAACTGCAAGGTATAGAGGTGGGTGTCTGTCCAAACCAAGATTTCCTGCCGTGTTGGTAGGGCGCAGGCGATACGGGAACCACGAGATATACGCAGGAAGCCAGCCGAGTTTGTAACCGCAGGAGTCCACTGACCGGGTTCGTCTTGGCTAGCCCACCGGATAAGAAGCGGGTCAAAGTCGTCGGGATCAGTGCTGCCGTAAGGCACCGCACCAAAAGCAATAACGTGCTTATCCTGCTGCGACACAAGGGTCTGCATGACCTTAACGGGGACAGCGGCGGCTACAAAACCACCCGCCGTAGCAATGGACTGCAAGGTAACAGCCCTAGTAGCCAGCGCCGTAGACGGGTCCGTATTGGTACCACGACTCCAGTAGTAGGGCGCACCGTTGCGGATGTTCATAACAAGGTCGTTGTCGAGGTTGTTAAACCACCAGTCCTGCTGCGGATCAAACACCGCGCCAGTGGTAGAACCCAGACCCCAAGCGTCACGACCCCAAGTACCAGCACCCCAACCATAACCGGCAATAGCTATCGCGTTACCGGGGTCAATCTCAAAGCTGACAGTGATAGCCGTTCCGCCACCCGAAGCTACAGTAGAAGTAGCAGCCGTAGTAACCGGGAAATAGAATGAGTCCGAGTCAATGACTACGATCTCGTGGTTGGCGTTGATTTCAGAGTTAGGCACGCCGCCAACGGTGCCGGTAACTCCAGCAATGGTTACGTAGGACCCAGTTTCTGCGTTGTGTGCGACACCTAGGTTGATAATTAGTTTGCGAGACCCAGATACCGTCTGCACGCAGTTATTCGTGTCAGGGTTCGACAGCGTAGGAGAAGATGTACGCAGCGGGGTGATGTCAAAGAAAACACCGCCAGCCTCGATATAGACCTTCTTCTCGGTCCCCAAGGAAAGGAAGTCGTCCGCGTAGGTAGTGATCCAGTTCCACATCTGGCGGCTTACACCGACAAAAGTGTTAGTAGTAGCCTTAACCCAGCCACCAAGTTTCTGGGGGTAGCCCGAGCGGAAGCGTATCTTCTCGCTCTCGTACCAACCACCCTCACCGGAGTAGTCAGTCTGGTCCCGGTTAATGCCGGGTTTGAACTGGAGTTTAATCAGGGGCATGGGGTTACTTCTTCAGTTGTTCGAGCAGCATGACGCGGACGTGTAAGTCATTGATTTCGCGCTGAAGAGCGTCTTTCATAACAGCCCGACGTTCAGCCGATAGCGGGCTATCCGTGGGGATGCCTTCCTTGGTGATTAGGGCGGGCATGGAGCTCTCGATCTTAATCAACCGCTCATTGGTCGAAGA